AAAGTCCACGCTTGTTTTGTTTCGTCCCAGTGAAGCGTGGCGTCTATTTTGCGAAATCCTCCGTCACCGTCGCCCAGCCCCAGCTTGTTTTCGTAAAAAATGGGGGTCTGATAAAGCCTCGCGATGTTGACTTTCGGGTCTTTCGGGTCCCGATAAACCAGCTTTGCGTAGCCTCTTAGGTGCTTTATTTCGTTTTTTATTGTCTCATTTTTGTGTTCCATAATGGCGTTTTAACCCTGTTTTGACCCCTCCCCTCCCCTCTCGGGTGGCTCTAATTAAGGCTTTTTTGGCCTATTTCGGGCGGAGGAGTGGGAGTGGGGGAGTGGGGGACTGTGTTTACAGGTTTAAGTCGGTCAGTTGTATTGCGTCTGTGTCTGATTGAATGATTCGGCCGTCTGGCAGAATGAAGTTGTAATGCGCGACCGATGCGCTCTTTTTGTAGCCGAAAATGTAAACGCGGACGTGCCTTTCGCCCTCTGTTCCAAGGTTCAGCACGAAGTTTCGGTACTTGTGAATGATTTTTGCTCCCTCAGGTAGGGCAATGTCTATCCTCTTGCTCATATCCCCTGTCTGATAAAGCACAAAAAGCCGGACGTTGTCCTGCTCTATTTCGGCGATCTGATGAAAGTCGCCCTTGCTTCCGAATTGGTGCAGTTCCCTGCCGTCTTTGTAGACGACTCCCCAGCCCCATTTTTCAAGGGCTACCTCCTCGGTCTTTCCGTCTTTCGTTAATGTGAATTTTTGGTCTGTCATAATTTTGGTTGTTTTAATAAAAAGGCCCCGGCAGTGCCGAGGTCTTTTTGTCCCCGGCGTGCTCATTGAGTTGAGCTCGTTTTCCGGCAGTCGCATTGAATTGCGTCTGTCTTGAATTTTACTTTTTCGCTTTTGCGGTTCCACGCTTTTGGGCGGCCTCTGCGACTTTGTCGTAGTGTGGCATTGTGGTCTTTTTGAGGAAGTCCGCAGTGTCGGGCTTTGCGCCCTCCGCTTTTTCACAAGCGTGTTCGAGGTATTCAGCCTCGGTCTTAAACTCCTTACCGCAAGGCGAGCACTTGTGTGTTGCCATAGGTTTGAAGTTTAAGCGGTTTCGTCGTATTGGTAGTGCATTGTGCAGGAGGCTCCGGCCACGTCGCCAGCGTCTGTCTGTATTTGGTGCACTAAGTAATCCGATGAACCTGCGGCTGTTAATTCGCCAGCTAATGCCCCACCGATACCAAGGTTCGCACCTGTAGGCTCTGTCGTCGGCATAGTTTGGTCTGCGACCGTGCTATCCGTTGCGACTGGTGTTGCGTATGCTTCGGCTCCGCCGTAGCTTGCCTCGCGCGCGTTCGTTACGTGAACGGCTGAACCTCCGAGGGCAGTTGTCCTCCAAACTTTGAGGTTGTCGATTTTGCTCGAGCCCCCCATGTTTGTGACGTGGATTTTCTGCCATTTCTCGTAGGAGTTTTCACCCGGGGTTATTGGGTTGTCGGCGGCCACCAATTCGGCGGCGTCTGCCGAGCCCATGTTTGAATTGGCGATGTTATGGCTTAGGGTTTCGCCTGCGCCATTTGCTTCGTCAATTTCTACTGTTGCGGCCATAGGTTTATTTGCTTAATTTTTTTTAATCGGTGAGTGGCTCGATTGGGGGCAGAATTGCTCCACCCCCTACGAACCACCCACGCTGGTGGTTCCTATTCGACTTTAGGAAACTGCGCCAGTCTTTAGAACGGTGACTGCGGTTGGCAATGCCATAACGTAGCCTACGCGTTCCTCGAGTCTCAACGCTACCATGTCTTGTTCAGCAAGGTTGATAACGGTTGAGCCGTCGCCGTCGGTGATTGTGGCTTGGTCAAGAACCTTAGCCCTGATCTGTTGCTTGTCACCGAATACGGCGCCAAGTTTCAAGTTACCAAAGGCGATGATTCCAGTTGCCTGAGCTTCACCAGCGGTCTTGTCAGGGCAGGCTTCTACCAATTCGTATGGGTAGTTCCAAATGGTACCCGGCAATCCGTTACCCGGATTTTGGTAAATGTACTGTCCTGAGGTTACGTCCTTGAGCTTTCTGATGTAGCTCAAAGCGTGTCTGTGGAGGTAGAATTTAGCACCACTCAAAGCGCCAGCAGGTGTCGCGTCAATCATGTCGAGCAAATCGTCGGCAGTGATGTCGCTCATGTCCTCGCCTGCGCCCATGTTCACGACGTTGACCGATCCGTTATTCAACAGACCAGTCCAAGGGGAACCTGTACCACGGAAGAATTGAATGTCCTCCTCCTTGGCTACGGCTTCCGCGAAAAGCTGAGCGACAAGCTGGGTCAAGTTGACTGCGCTGTCCTCGAGCAATTCCTCGGTGAACGGAATGATTGCGGCTAATTTCTTGAGGGTCTGTGTTACCAATCCGAATGTCGGGTTAGTTCCACCTTTCTTTGCTCCCTCGTTTACCCAGCCTACGGTCACTGAAGACGCAAGGGTTGGGATTTTGCGAGTGTTGCCCGGTCCTGTAAAAGGCAGGTACAACATTTCTCGTCTTGCTACGCCGTACTGGGTTTCAGCAATGCGGAGCACTTCGGCTTTCAATTCCTCAGGAATTAAGTAACCGCCACGTGCACCGTCGTCGTCGTAGTTATAAGTTGTGGTCTTTGTCTGAAGCTCTTTGAGCTTTGTGACGTCGCGTGAAAGCAAGGCTTTCATAAATTCGCGAGTCTCGCTCTTGTGAGGGTCATTGGCTGGCTTGCCAGTATCAATGGCCTTTTTGCGCTGGGCTTTCGCACCAGCTACAAACTTGGCGACAATTTGGGACGCGATACCGTCCACCTTTGAGGTGATTTCGTCTTGAACGCTCTTAGAAATCATGTCTCTAAGTGCTTTCTCGTCTACTCCGTCCTCATCGGCTTCGTCTTTCTTGTCCTTTTTCTCGTCGTCGCTTTCGTCGGCGTCCTCATCGGAGCCTTCGTTGTCCGCTTCCTCGTCGGTTACGGCTTTCTCAAACTTGGAGCGTTGATCGGGCGACATAAGGCTGACGTTGTCTTTCAACAGCGCCTTTTCCTCAGTGCTCAAAACGGCCAAGCCTGATTTCAAAAACTTTGCGATTAAAGTTGCGATGTTCATACTTGTGTTTTTTAATTAAGGGTTTTTAATGCTTTCTTTTCTTTCAACAGTCGGCGAATTGCCGCGTTGACCTTTCTTGGATAAAGGATTTTTTTACCGTCCCTGCCCTTGGGAGTTTCGACCTTAGTTTTTGACGCTACGCCGGGCTTATCGGCTCTTGATACTTCGACTTGTAAATTCTTAGCTATGCTCTCGCTCAATTTTTCCACGCTCTCGTCGGAAAGGTTGAGCTCCTTTTCGACTGCTTCCTTGGCTTTTTTCTGAATGTCAGCCTCAAGTTTTTCCAACGGCTCAAGGTTGATGCCCTTACTATACGCCAAAGCCCGGCCGTTGGCTGGGACGTTGACGCAGGAAATTTCGTATAAAGTGTTTTCTTTCAGGATCGGCTGTTCTGTGTCTTGGTTGTATTCGTATAAGTTATTTTCAAATCCTACGCTGAATGCTCGCATAAAGCCCCCGGCGTAAAGGTTGAACAGGGTCTCGGCCAAGCCCGAGGTGTCCTCTTTGACGGCGAATTGGATTGCTCCCGAAAGGTTGCCGTCGTTGTCAATCTGTAATTCAATCGCTTTGCCGACTGCTGGCGTCCATTGGTCGTGGGCGAAAAGTATCACGGGGTTGGCCATAAATTCGTCCAAGTGCCAGCCCTTTTGGTCTATGATTTCGCCGTGCCTGTCCTCGTCGGCCGTTGAGAAAATTCCACGAATGACAAACTGTTCTTTGTCCACCGATTTTAGGTGAATTGAAAAGTCTTTTTTATAAATTTTCTTTTTGTCTATTGCCATAAGTTTATTTTATTGCTCAAAGGCTGGTGCTAACACGCATCGGCAGTTCGGCTCTTGAGGATATTGTAACCCATTTGAGAAGTTTTTACCAACGGCTACAATTTCCCCGTTAAGCTCCGCGTGCTCGGGACGGGTTCTCGCGTCCATAACCGCGACCCATTCCTTGTGCGTTGCTACCTCGCTTTGTTTATAGGCCTCAATGAAGCCCTCGTTATTTGCGGCGGTCGACTCCGTCCGCGCTATTAGGTCTGAGCGCCAAGTGGGGAAGTCCTCGTATACGGCGCTTATGCGTGCGCTGATCTCGGTCATTCCCTCCCCGGCTTTCAAACCGTCGTCAATCGCATTGGTGACTCGGTCTCTTGTGGTCTGATTGACCCCGAGGCCGAATTCCTTTGCTCTTTTTTGTAATGCTGTTCGGATTTTTTCTGTGATCACGAATTCCTTTGCTGGGTTTATCATTGCCATTGCTTCGGCACCTGCCTGTCTCGCGAATTCCTCCACGAACGGGAAGCTAAACTCTGCCCATACACTACCCTCGGCTTCGTAGTAATCGTTGACCAGCTTCTTTGTATCTTTGCCGATCGCCTTTCTCTTTCCGCCCTTTGCGTTTTTGGTCAAGTCGCCCTCGTGCTGTAATTTCAAAAGCAGGGCATTGCCTTGTATCTGTGCTTTCTTGGTGACTTCGGTTTTGAAACGCTCGGCTCGGTTGTCTATGGCCTTGAGCACCATAACCGCGTACTTCTCTTTGAGCTTTTCGTCCTTAATGAGCGGTGCAGGGACTTTCTTTTCTTTTTTGTCGGTTGCGTTTTTAATTGCCTTGACTTTCCCGTGGTTCGTTGGCTTGATTTTTTTCATTTGCGACACGAGCTCCTCGGCAATTATAAATTTCTTGCGGAGCATTTCCTTTCCTCGGAAAACTTTGAGTCGTCGTCTTGTTGCCGACTCCATTGTCTTTGTTATGAAAGCGTCGCGCATTTTTTGCGCACTGACTGCCGGCAC